AGATGCGGTTACCTTACCCCTGCGGAGTTCATGCCATTCTGGTGTGCCTTGTTCAATCATTTACGAGCCTCTTTTTCTTTGCGTAGTATTTCGTCAAACATAGCTTTAAGCTCCCAACTCTGCTTTTTTGGCATCTTTTGCTGCTGAAATCGTGGCAACTGCTGATTTATCTTTTGAGATGGCGCTATACGCTTTTCCATAAGTAGCTTTCAGTTCGTCAATTGTTTTGCAGTCGTTAATTGAACCTACCCATAACTTAGTTTCTGCAGTCAAATCTACAGGTTCTTCAGTAGGAATGTCCTCACCGGCATAGATGTACAGTCCAATACCATGCAGGGCAATAGCTTTAGCCAGGCAACGCTGCATCGCAGTATTGACCGCAAACGCATCTGGGTTAGCAATAGCCTTGTTTTGGGCATTTAGGACAGGTAATTGGGCTGTCATAGTCTTGCCAAATGCGGTAACTGAGCAAAATACCATCAAAGTATCACCAAACTGCATAGGTGATTGGTATTCCCATGTTGCCATTTGGTCTGCTTGCAGCAGTTGGTCAACCGCCCAAGCCCATGAAAGGTAGGTAAATTTACCTTTCTTTTCTGTGTGTTCGTTTACATTAATCTTGCGTAGTTCTAAATATGACATCACTTACTCCTTATTGGTTATCTAATACTGCATCTGTGGCAAAGCGTTCTTGGTACTCATACGACATATTCCATAACTTACGGCCTAAAGCCATAAAGTCACGCTTTTCTAGCATTTCTTCTAATTGGGCTACAACTTCAGGGTCTTGTACACCTTCAAACGCTTCGCAGAAATTACCCCAGTTGCAAGGGTTGTACTCGTCTTTCATTAATTCTGCGACTTCGCATTGGAACTCGTCTGAGTCCATGTAGTCATCTTCAGGTTCGTAGTAGGCATCGTGTCTTGACATTCCCATGTTAAACACCCATCGCAAACATTGCGCCTAAAAATGCACCTAGAACCATAGCGCATAAAACATCAAATACTGTTGGTTTCATCACTTACTCCTTTACTGTTGAACTAGACTCCACTATACACTAAAATTACACATAACAACACTTTTTTACAAATATTTCATAGGTACATTCCCTAGTATTGCTTGTGGTAATATGTGATATAGTAGCACAACAAAAGGAGATTGCATGGATATTTTTCTTGAATTAAAAACGGAGTTTGGTAGCTTGTATAAGCTATCTACCCTATTGGGCATAAGGGAAACTGCCATATACCAATGGAAGTCACGCACAAATATACCTATCAAACACATTCGCAAGATAGAGGAGCTTTCTGACGGCAGAATTACCAGAGAAATGTTACGACCAGACCTTTTTAGCAAGGACTGATATGCACTATTACCAACACCATATAGGTGATTTCATCAAAGATACTAACTTTCTTACAAATGAAGAAGTTGGCATCTATTTAAAGCTATTGTGGCTTTATTACGACACCGAAAAGCCATTGCCTGATAGTTTGGATGTTTTGTCAATGAAGGTGTCTTGCAGAGACAATAAATCTGACCTTTTGGAAATATTAGAAACATTTTTCACTTTGGTTGATGGAAAATGGCATCACATACGCTGTGACAAAGAAATAGCTGAATATCAAGCATTTTGCGTTAAACAAAAAGCCAATGGGTTAAAGGGTGGTAGGCCAAAGGTAACCCAACAAGAACCCACCGATAACCCAATGGGTTTCCAAGCTGAACCCAAAATAACCCTAACCACTAACCATAAACCACTAACCAGTATTGGTGTAGCTAAAGCTACCAAAGGTACTAGATTTGACTTGGTTGCAATACCTGAAGAATGGGTTTTGTTTTGCAGGAAAGAGCGTGGTGACTTAAACCCTTCTGTGGTATTTGATGGATTTAGGGATTATTGGGTATCTGTTGCTGGTTCTAAGGGAGTTAAGTTGGATTGGACTGCAACCTGGCGTAATTGGATTCGTAACCAAAAGACAAGTGCTGTTCAACAAGTGGAGAAAGTTAAATTCATATGATTGGTCAATTTTCAATTACTGAAGAAACGAAGGATGTAATCGTTGTTGTTGGCAAGAATCCAGCCTGGTTTGATGGTAAAGACCAAGGCGATATACCGATGGTGTATACCCAAAACTCACGGCCTAAGCCTAACGACATGGCGATTTTGCAAGGAAAACGGGTACAACTTATCCATAAAAGCGGTAAGGATGAGGTATTCGCCAAGTGGTACGCAGAGATAATTAATGCAAAACCTAGCTTTTTGCTTGCTATGGATTCACAAGGAGAGATATTTTGCAAATAACTAACCATGTTGATTTATCTGCCTATGCAGAAAACATGAACATACGCAATCGTGTTGGCGAAAAGTCGGATTACGAGGAGGAGGTAATCGAGTATTTTGAGACTCGGCAATACGGCATAGATGGTGACAAACTGCCTTTTAGCAAGACCGACCAACTTATCGGGTTAAGAAAGTCTGAGGTCAGTATTTGGGCTGGTGAAAACGGCTCAGGTAAGTCAATGTTGTTAGGCCAACTGAAATTAGGGTTACTTGTTCAGAACAAAAAAGTACTTACTGCAAGCCTAGAAATGCAACCCTATAAAACCATTGCTCGCATGACAAGACAGTTTACTGGCAAACCAATGCCCCTTAGAAGCGATATAGAGGCCTTTTCAGCGTGGAAAGTAGATATGGCATACCTGTATGACCATGTTGGTCGTTTAGAGCCTTGGGAGGCCGTTGCGTTGTGTCGGTACGCTGCCAAAGAATTGGGTATTCAGCACCTAATTATTGACTCTATGATGAAGTGCGTAAGAGGCGAGGATGATTACAACGGTCAAAAAGACTTTGTAGATGCTTTATGCGATGTAGCTAAAGAAACTAAGCTGCATATTCACCTGGTACACCACCTTAGAAAGTCAGGAGAAGGTGACAAGATTGCAGAGAAAAAGGACATTAAAGGTTCAGGAATCATTACAGACCTTGTAGACAATGTGTTTTTGGTTGCTAGAAACCGCAAAAAAGAGAAGGAAACTGAAGTAAATTTGTTGCCGGATAACACTAAACCTGACACATTTTTAGTTTGTGCAAAGCAACGAAATGGCGATTGGGAAGGTACTTTAGGATTTTGGTATGACAAAAAAAGCCAGCTATTTACTGAAGAATTTGGTATTTCCACTAATTTTATGGAGATGTAATGGAAGAAATTAATCCTAACGCAGCAGTAGACTTTTTACTTAAAAATGCAAAATTATTCGCAAAGGCTAAATCAGACCGTGTATACCTGGAGGAGTTTCGCAAGTCTAAAAAGGCTCTTTTAATGCAAGAAGCGTTTTTTGCAGGGGTAGATACTATGGCAGGCCAGGAGCGTGACGCATACGCCAGGCAAGAGTATCGTGACTTATTGGATGGCCTGAAAGAAGCAGTAGAGGTAGAGGAAACATTGAAGTGGAAGATGACAGCAGCACAGCTTAGGGTAGAGATTTGGAGAACTTTGCAAGCAAACAACCGATTAATTGATAAATCAACCGCATAGGAGAAAACATGGCAACTTTTACATTATCTGAATTACAACATCCAATCCCTTTTTATGGTATTTATGAGGAAAAAGATGGCTCTTTAACCATTAATACGGAGCAAAACATGGAAAAACTAGCTATAGCACCTAAAAGTGCATTTAAATACAGTAGTGGAGCGGATGTTCAAAAGGTATGGAAAGCCTATGGTTGGACTCCACCATCTACTGTTCGTAACGATTATTTGTTTAAAGCAAATAGATTAGCTTCAGGACTATCTAAATAAAAATTAAGCTAAAACATCCAAGGCTTTATTGATTTTGGCGATACGGTCATCAATACCAATCTTGCCGCCATTAATTCGTACCGTCAAAGTCGTAATATCCATAGCATCAGCCAAAGCATTTAATCCTCGTTTGTTCCAGAACCAGCCGGCAGAAAGAGCCGCATAACGGGGTTCTTCAACAAGTTGAGGGTTAGCTACCAAGTCCTCACCAATCGCCTCTCCAAAGGCCTTGTAGTTGTCTTTGCCGGTCAGTTGGATGAGTCCACGACCTATAAACTTAGCACCGTCACCATCTTCGGTGTTTCCCATTCTTCCTGAATACACTTTGTTAGCTATCATTTCAGGCTGCCGAGCAAACTTTTCAGCGGTGTCCATATCAGGAAAACGACTAGGCCATGTAGCCATCAATGCTCTAGCTGAGTAATTAAGGTTTTCCCGCAAGAATTTAAACCCGCCTGATTCGTGCATACATTGACCGATAAAACAGGCTTGACGCTTGGGAGTGTTAATTTGGTACTTTTCAAAGGTTTCTTGGAGTGGCTCAAACCACTTGCCTTCAATGCCTAAAGCTAATAATTGGGATTCAATCATGGTTTCCTCATCATCATGTTAGCGGCAATAGCCATCATATCTTGGATTTTGTTAATGTTTTCAGGCGGTGTTTTCCAGCCTACTGTTAGCTGTCCAGCGAATAGCCCTGCGGTTGTAGGCATACTGGAACGGCAAAGAAAAGTAGCACCTTGCTGTAAGTACCAAAAGCCGACCAACGATTGCGCCCTAGTGTAATTTCCACAAGGAATAGAGCCACCGTAAAGGCTTAACAGGTCTGCGTTATTGTCTTGATTGGCTGATAGCATCCCTACATCTATGCCGTCATGGGTCTTGTCCCTGCCTTCTTTAGTGTAGGCTCGTACTAATACCCGTTTACCTAACATAATGTCTACTTCAAAAATAGCCACTACATCAGCGTTTGTTTCTTTAATCAGCAGCTTGGCTACATCATCGGATTTTGATACATCTATGCGGGGTAAAGACTTGTTTTTGTCGTAAGCAGCTAGTAAAAAATGCTGGTTTGTGTAGATAAAATGCCCACTAAAGGCAAGTACCGCCATAACTACAATAGCAAACAGTTTAAAAGGACTTTGAACATACTCAAGAATCTGAGGTACTAAATCCTTCATTTTTCTTTAGATTTCATGTCCATGATTTTTTCAAGGGTTCTGCCGCCAAAGTAAAATGACATTACAAGCATACCCCATTGACCTAGCAACTCTACATACTTTTCGTTAGCATTGTTGCCAAAAGCACTCATCATGGCAAATACGAAATAGCCAAAAAGAATAAATATAAGGGTCATGGGGCGAATGTTTTTAGATAACCAACTATCGCTTGCCATGTCCGCTTGCGCTCGTTTAGTTACTTCTTGCGCTTCTGCGGTATCTGCCTGTATTTCAGCCAGTTTGCCTTCTTGGGCAAGCTTGGCTAGTTCTAACTGGGCTTGGGCTTTAGCTTCGGGGTCAGGAATCAGCTTATCTATTAGCTTCATTCCTACGCCAACAATGGTGTCTAGTCCTAGCATTATTTGCCTGTAAACCAATGTAATGCCCATCCACCAAGTGTAGATAATGCGGTCAGCATAGAAATGCCCACCCAAGCCATACCAGCTTGTTTATTGCTGTTAGCGACTAAGGTTTCTAGCTGGGCTTCCATCTTATCCATCTTTTTATCAATGGCTTCAAGGCGATGTTCGTAGTTTTCTACACGATTCCACAGCACCCCATAGCGAACCAAGTCGATGCCGTTATCCATCATTACGCTTTCAATGCAGCCAATTCAGCTTTTACGGTGTCAAGTTCTGCTTTAAGTTCTTGAATTGCTTTAAATGCAACAGCTACAAGTGAACCATAATCAACGCCTAATTGTGTTTCAGCGTTACCTGATACCACTTCGGGAATCACAGTTTGAAGTTCTTGAGCAACAAAACCAATGTAATTACCTTCCATGTCATTCATTTTATAGCTGCGTGGCTGCGTAGCCATTACAGAATCTAAACCGTATTGAATATCAACTATGGTATTTTTTAATCTTCCATCAGAAGCATTTGTCCAAGCACCAGCAAGGGTAAGTGATGATTGGTTTACACCGTTACTAAAAAAGAGAATACCTGTTGCCCCATCAAAATAAATTTGACGATAGCCTTGCACGGCTGTTCCGCTACCAATACCTACGCCAAGCGTTCCTGTTGAAATAACAGAAGTTCCTCTTTGTCCAGTCGTACCAACCAACAAATTACCACTAGAGTCAATACGCATATTTTCGTTAGCGCCATTGTTTCTTAGAAACACAGTTGCGCCCGTATTTGCTTGAATTTCTAATGAACCAGAACTAGTGCTATATAAGGTGTTAGCGCCTGTATTTCCACCTATTTTAATGTTGCCGTTAACTTCTAGTTTTGCTGCTGGTGTAGTAGTACCAATCCCCAAGTTACCTGAACCATCAATACGCATGGCTTCTGCACCACCTTCAGAGAACGCAATCGTATCTGCTGCTGGAAAGAAGATGCCTGTATTAGCGTCAGTACCTCGTATTGCAGGGGTAGCTGCTGAACCGTCTACATCGGATAAACCGTTGCTTCCATCAAGAATTAAACTCATTGTGTCACCTCGTCTGCT